TTGCAGCCAACCCAAGCGCACCCGCAACCGCCGTAATTGCAGCCGCTGCAGGTACAGCCGCCTTGCGAATAGCAAACTGTGCTTTTTCGCCAACAGTCTCAAGTTGCTTAAATTCTTTAATTGCTTTGTCAATGCCTTTGCCGTCAAACTCGCTGACAATAGGTATAGATAGTGCCATAACTAAATCTCGCTTTGCACAACGCGCATAGTTTTAGCAATCATCTTTGTCATCTCAGCTTCAATATTGCGACGCGCTTTATATACAGCCGGGCCAATTAGTCGAGTGCGACCAGCGCTAACAAAACCTAATGCGTTACCTAATCTGTTTGAATTAGCGCGACCAGCCGTTTCAAAGATTGCAGCCGCTGGGTCTTTCTGCTCAATAAGAATTACGCCTACTGCGTTACGTCGAGTGTCAAAACGCATACGCACGCCGTTAATTGCTTTGGCTGTTGTAAACGGAAATAGTTTGCGATCACGTTGCACCCAGTTGTAGCGCATACCTGATAGCGGTAATTCTTTGTAAACGGCTTTGCCCGCTTGTATTGCTGGCTGTGCAATAGCGGTTGCGTCTGCCTTAAAATCTTTTTGCAGTTGCGGGTCAATTTTACGCAAAGAGTTAATCGTCTGTTTGACCCCGACAATCTCAATAGTTGTTGATGCTGGCATTGCGCTACCTCTTTTGCTTATTCAATAGCGTAATCACCGTTATCAGGTCGCGCGTGTCAAACTCGATTGTCGTAGGCCAATACCCTGTTGCAACTAACAGTTCTGCTAGTTGCCGTCGGTAACTGCCTACGCCGTAAGGTTTGGGTCTGTCTCGTCTATTGCCTCAATCGTCATGTTTGGGTTTTCTTTAACCCAGTCACGATATGTTGCAGGCATTTTTTGGCCGCTAAGTTTTAGCAAATTGTATGCCCAGCAAACTAGATCGGTGTAGCCAATACCTTTGCCGTCACTAATTTTGCGACCCTCAGTTTTTTCCCATTCGCAGATAACAAACATATTTGTTGTTAACTCGACTGGCTGTACGCCGTCTTGTAAATCTACTTTAAGTTTTAATCGCATTGCCTTGTCCTGTTCTCGGCCAGTTATGGCGCGTTAGATCACGTTACGTCAACTGTGTATGCGCCACCCATGAGTTCAATGTCGTAGGTAGCCAACTCGCCCAAGTTTGCGTTAATTACTGGCAACGCGCTTAGGTAAGTGTTTGTCAATTCAAAGCCCGGATTGGTTGCGCTGTTTGCGCCGCCTGCTGGGGTTACTTTGATGTAACACTTTGTGCCAACAAGTACTGACAACAATGCGTAACTCTCTGTCGCTGCAAACGATGCATAAAGAGTTAACGTTGCGCTGTTTGATTGCAGGCCAGCGGTGTTAGTGCGTGCAGTCGAGCCAAACGCGGTGTCTTCAAGTGCCTCAACAACGTAGTTAACGGTTACTGCCGATACCTGATCGGTGATGTCTGTAGTCGCAGCGCTTGACGCGCCGATAAGCACGACTGGGTTTGAAAGATAGGTGCTAGTTGCCATTGTGATACTCCTTAGGTGTCTTTATAGTTTTACCATACCGCAACGATATGCGTGTGTATGCTCACGACGACTGCGCTTGCAAGCCAACTGCCACGTCATAACACGGATATTCTTGCCCGCCTATGTCAAGTGTGCCGGGTCTGCCCGACATTGCGATAACGCTTGAGCCAAGCACTAGCGCGGTAATCTGCAAAATCTCACGCAACACGGGCAACCCTGCTGGGCCGCTGCCAACAATTTTTATCGGGTAGTCCATGCGTACAATGTTGCCGTTGCCTGCGATAGTTGTAAAACTTGGCGCTGTAATAAACACACAATTAGGCACAAGTTTTGTCGGGTCGTTTACTACTCGTAAGCCCGTTACGGCTGTCAGCGTGGCTGTTAGATCGTCTAGCGCCTCGTTAAACAGGTCTGTGTACGGTGCAGGCACTACGCCACCGCTGGTCGGTCAATACCTAACAACTGTTTAACAATCGGTGTCATTGACTGTTGCGGTGCTGTACCCATGTTGTCAAACGACGCAAACACGTTCTCTAACGACCCTCGACTACGCCACAACGCCGCGCAATACATGATCGTGCCAAGCGTTACGTCACCGCTAGGCGACGTGCTAAGACTGTCGTTGTACCCTGCCTCAGCGCGACGACGACTGCAAAACTGGTTGCCAGCGCTTACGGCCTGAGTAGCCAGCGTGTAATCGTCAGACGGATTAGTGATTGACACGCCAAGATAAGTGACAAGGTTCGCGACCGTAACCCAAGTACAAGTCGGTGTGAACGCAACTGTGCCGGTATAGATCGCAACAAATTCAACGTCGCTACCCGTGCAAGCAAACAAAATTTGGTTAGGTACTGCGACATTGACGTTGTAATTGAACTCGCCTGTAATGCCGTCAACGCCTACGTACTGATATTGGGGGCAAGCCAACACGGTAAACGTGCCATTAAACGGTGCGCCCAAACTGCCTACAACTACGGTGTCGCCAACTTGTATGTCGGTTGGCTCAAGCGTAGATATGCAGGCGTAGTTATCTAGTAACTGTTTGCTGGCTGTTGAATATGTTGCCATAGCGGTTTATCCGCTACCCGATTAGCCGCTTACGACGATGTATTTAACTTGATCTGAGTCAGCAATAAACGTTGATACGTAACCTGCGTACGAGAAATTGCGACCAAGTGTTGACGGCAACTCGACTGACATTAGGCCGCGTACTTGCTCATAAAACTCAATTGCTGTACCGCGTGCAACAAACAAAGTGCCTGCGTTAAAGTTGTTGTCAACAACTAAATTAAGACCAAACGGGTTAAAAGTGTTTTGGACTGTGATGTTTGCTGTACCAATACCGTTTACGCCCATAAGTCCAGCGGTTGCTGTGTATGGGAATATTGGTCGTTTGTCGCCGTCTAACTGTGAACCAAGTTTTTTCCAAACATCAGGTGATACAAACACGTGGTCAGGCAGAAAGTTTGTTGCAGTTAAAATGTCAGTTGCTGCGTCGTACATTGCTGCAATGAGCGTTGACGGATCGTTTGCTGTGACAGTCCATGTCGAGCCTGACGCGCTTGCAGCTGCAGCAATTGCGTCTGCTGCAACGTTGTCTGACGCAATCAGATATTCACCAACAAGGTCGTTCAAAATAATGTTAAGCGATGCTGGGTCTGTAAAGTCAACGTCTTGAATTGACAAAGTTACTTGTCCAGCCAAAGTTGTTTTACTGACGGTGTTGCTAGCGATAACCATTGTGGTTGCTGACGCTGCAGCAAATTCACTTGATTGCGCCGCTACTGATGTGTGCGTAGTAATCGTTGGGCGAATAAATGTTTTTGAAGCACCACCATTTGGCATTGCACGCGCACCGACTGCTGCGACAACTGGTCGAATGAAGTTAAGGTCTTGAAAAACTGGCCCAAGTACCGGTACTGGCAACAGACCGGGTGTATCGGTTGTTGCAATGTCACCTGCGGCGGCTTGCAACGCTGATTGCTTTGACTTGACAAACTCTTGTGTCGCGCGTGCAACGTTTTCAAATGTTGTGCCGCCGATGTGCATTGCTGCCATGTATTCGCCCGGTGTTGGCAAATTAAATTTACGTGCAGGTTGCGCCCACAATTTTTCTGTGGTTGCCTGTGCTGCCTCAACTACTGTGGTTTCGTTTTTGTCGCTCATGTCTGTGTCCTTTGTTGTGTCTTGTTCTGATTGTATAGCACTTGTCAATTCGGTTTCGGGGATACCCTCGGCAACCTCGTCAGGTTTGCTGGCCGCAACGTCTGTAATGATTGCACCGCTAAATGCGCCTTCGCTGACCAGCGACAATTCTTGCCAGTTAGCCGCCTCAACAATCATGACGCCTTCTTCGTCGTAACTGAACTTTGTTGGGGTTACGCCTACCGATACAGCGTCAATAACGCCGTCGTTTGCCAGCGTCAAAGCTTCATCGCCTAGTCGAGTGGCGCTGATCTTGGCCGTAAACATCATGCCCTGTGGCGTGTCCACTCGCTCAACTACTTTGCCGACAATCTGATTGCTGTCATGCTGCATAAATAGTTTCGGGTCGCGCCCCGTGACTGGCAACGACCCTTGCAAAAATCGTACCTTAGTACCGTCATTGACGGTCGCTGTTTCGTCGTATGTGACGGCTACGCCTGAGATTGAGCGCGACGGCAAGCCCTCTGCCGCCGCTGCATCAACCGTGATCTGTGTGGGGGTTAATCGGATCATGTTGGTGATACTACTCTTTCGTTTGTTTCGGTGTTGTCATAATCGCCCATTGAATAC